GGGTTCGATTCCCGTACGGACTGTTTTAAAAGTCGCATAAACACTGTGTTTGCGGCGTCTTAAAAAAATTGGTACTCAAAATGGTACTCAAAAACTGAACACAAAAGAAAGGAGTCTGCACAAGTGCTTTAGATTCTTTTCTGCAAATGGTAGACTTGGAACGCTGTTGGCGTTCTTTTTTTGTGCGGTTTTTCTGCTTATTTTTTGCGGAAAAACCGCATTTTTTTATGCAAAAATATAAGCATAGGAGGGATGCGGAATGTTATTTACGGATGAAATTCTTGAAAAAATCTTAATAAGAGAAGATGTGTCAAAGGTTCCGCTTGTGTATCAGTCAGCGATGATACACGCAATCAAGGAAGTATTGGAGGAAGAGAATGTATCAAATGCAAAATCAGAATATGGCATTTAACCCAAACCCAAGCTATGCCGCATATCAGTATAACCCAATGCAGAGGTTCCAACAACCAGAGCCACAGATTCCGCAGATGCAACCGCAGTTTCTTGGAATCCAAGGAAAGGTAGTACAGTCGGAATCGGCGATCATGGCGAATGATGTACCTATGGATGGAAGCGTTGCGTTTTTCCCAATGCAGGACATGAGCGCAATCGTTGCAAAACAATGGGATGCCAATGGAACAATCAGAAAGACCGTTTATAAGCCTTTCAATGAGCAGATGGCAGATTCTTCAAGCGATGATAAAAGAATTGAAATAGGGCTATCTGATGATGCGACAAAGGCTATTACTGACAAATTAGATTGCTTGTTTGGAAAGATGGAAGAGTTGGAAGATAAGTTATCTTCGCAAACGCAAAGAAAATCTTCACGAACACAAAAGGAGAGTGAGTCTTAATGAATCCTATGCAGATGTTACAGGGAATGAGAAACCCACAGCAGTTTTTACAACAAATGATGGGGAACAACAGCGTAATGAGCAACCCTATGGCGCGCAATGCTATGCAAATGGCACAAAAGGGAGATTCCAAAGGCATTGAGCAGATGGCTAGGAATTTGTGCAAAGAAAAGGGGATTGACGCAGATAAGGCTTTTGAGTCATTTAAAAGCCAATTAGGAATGTGATACTAATTCTTGCAAGATTATGTATATAAAAATGAATTATGGAGGTAAATTCTATGTTTAACACAGGTAATTGTGCATCCGTTCCGCTTGTAGCGAACATTGACGGAAACGGAAATAACAATGGATGGGGCGCAGAAGGCTCATGGTTATGGTTCATTATCGTTATCTTTGCCATCTTCGGATGGGGTGGATTCGGTAACGGATTCGGAGGAAACGGAATGAATGGTGGTGTCGGAAGCGAAATCCAGCGTGGATTTGATAATCAGGCGGTTGTGTCAAAACTTGACGGAATTACAAACGGACTTTGTGACGGATTCTATGCAGTGCAAACAGGCATGAACGGCATCAACACAAACATTTTGCAGACCGGGTTCGGCATTCAGCAGGCTATCAATGCTGATACAGTTGCTAATATGCAGAATACAAATACATTACAGTCACAGCTTGCTAACTGCTGCTGTGAAACAAGAGAAGCTATCCAAGGCGTAAACTACAACATGGCACAGAACACTTGCGCATTGCAGAACACCATGAACAGCAACACGAGAGACATTATCGACAGCCAGAATGCAGGAACACGCGCTATTCTTGATTATCTCTGCAATGAGAAAATCTCTAGCTTACAGGCAGAAAATAATGACCTTCGCAGAGCGGCTTCACAGGATCGTCAGAGTGCATTACTTACAACTCAGATGGCAGCTCAGACACAGCAGATTATCAATGCAGTAAATCCGTCTGCCATTCCGGCATATGTTGTACCTAACCCAAATGCTTATGCATATGGATGCGGATGCAACACAGGATGTGGCTGCTAAAACTAAATAATTGAGTATCTTAATTGAGTTTAACTCAATCATGTCTGCTATGCAGTATTACTTATAATCAAAGGGCAGACTATAATGTTTGCCCTTATTTTTGTGAAAGAGAGGTAAAAATAATGGAAGTAACAGGAATTGCATTACAAACCGTTGCTGCTGGAGAAGATGTTGCGTTCACAGAAACAGCAGTGAACGGAACAAAATGTATCGTACACAGACAGGGAAGTGGAATTATCAAGCTAAGAGGTATCACCAATCAGTGCAAAGCTAGATTTTTGGTATCGTATTCCGGCAACATTCAGATTCCGACAGGCGGCACAGTTGGAGAGATTTCGCTTGCCATTGCAGTAGACGGAGAGCCTTTACAGTCAACAAAGATGATCGTGACCCCTGCGGCAGTTGAGAATTTCTTTAATGTATCAGCACAAGCATATGTTGATGTGCCATGCGGTTGTTGCAGTACCGTAGCCGTGCAGAATACGTCCACACAGGCTATCGAGGTTCAGAACAGTAATTTGATTGCAGTAAGGGAGGCTTGATATTATGCATAAGTTTGCGAAACAGATTATGGATTGCGTGAAAGCCCACGTTGACGGAATCGGAATCGAGAATTTTGAAGGACAAAACCTTGATGATCTCAAGGATTGGACGGAAATTGCAAAGAACATCGTATGCTTTGACAAAGACTATAACATTGTTGAAGCAATGAAAAAGTCTGAAAATAACGAGGATATTATGCGTATGCTTGAACAGTACGAGGATTATCCAGACAGAAGATTTTACGACCATTACCGCTATGCAAATGGCAGATTCGCACCGAAAGGACGTGGAACACGCAGAGGATATGTAGAACCTCCATATTATCATCAGATGCCGGAAGATTACCGGGAATGGGAAAATATGTCGGATGCAGAGCGAATGAGAGACCTTGACAGAATGAGTATGGGAAAGATGTATTATTCAGAGCCTATGAGCGGAAATAACGGCATGAGTACCGGTACTCACGATGCAAGAGAGGGCAGAGCCGGTATGAGCCGGAGAAGTTACATGGAGACAAAGGAAATGCATAACGGAAATTCACCGGAAGATAAGGACGCAAAGATGAAAGAACTCGAAAAGTACATGAAATCTCTTTCGGAAGATGTGACAGAACTGTTTTCCGGTATGTCCCCAGAAGAGAAACAGTTGACCAAGACAAAGTTGACTACGCTTGTCACGAAAATGTAATAGAGAGGGCATTTTGCCCTCTTTGTTTGCGAGGTGGTAAATTGTTCACGATAAACAATGAAATGTGGAATTTGGTCAAAGTATCGCGTTACAGCGATATGCTACAGAGAAGTGATGGAAGCAGGACAGTAGGCATGACCGACAGGGACACGAAAACGATATATCTTGCGGATGATCTACGCGGAAGATTCCTTGACCGTGTGTTATGCCACGAATTGTGTCATGCGTTCTGTCTTTCGTATAATGTATACATGGATATTGACACAGAGGAAATTGTAGCAGACTTTTTGGCTACATACGGAAGAGAAGTATTTGAAATAGCGGACAGACTATTGATTGAACTTATGGAGGTTGTTGCATAATGGATAAAATTTCAGAACTCTTGCAGTACGTGCACCGGACGAATCCGGAAATGACTAGGGAAAAGCTGATAGAAGAGCTGAGTAAAAGTGACTATGCGGCTCGGTCTTTGATTTTTACGAAAGAAAACATCGTTGCGCTAGGGCAAAAATAAATCCGGCGGTTAGGCGGGTTTTTGATGAAAGAAAATTTTTTCCGCGCCCCAAAAAATATTTCGTAATTTTTTTGTACCCCCCTGGGGTAGCGTTTTTGGGGTCGAGATTCCATTTTCACGGATTTCCAAAAACGTGTAACAAACGTGCAACTATCTGCGGCATTCCGCAAATAACACAAATACACTATATGTTATGCCATATATAGATAATGCACCGATGATATTTGATAATATCACAGATCACAGGCAAACGCCAGAAGACGCTTGCCCGACTATAGTTACAATCTAGCATAGACCGCATTTTACCACTTGTCAAGATAGTTTTTCCCATCGTACCGGCTGTAAGTGTGCGTTATATTTTCCGGCTTTTGCGTGATCTGTAACCAATCGCCGCCGCGTTGCGCGGTTATTTTGATTTTTGCAGACTCCACCCATTCCACGCCATCAAACTTTGAGTAGCCGCACATTTTGCCGGATATTTCCAGATAACCAAGGGCAGACACCCGGCGCATGATTTCCCTTTTTCCGATATACTCATATTTTCCCATCTTTCCCACCTCCTTGTGTTACGTTTATTTGTCAATTTGCGCATGGAAACCGATTTCCATGTAGTCCGCGCTCCCGGAATCGAACCGGAACGGATGCACCAAACACGCAAAATAGGGCGGAAGAGTACCGCCTTAAATTACAACAAAATCCCCTTGAAATCCTGTTGTTACGATCATTTTTCCGTCAGATCTGCGGTACACAACGCCGCATCCGTCCGCAAAAGTTGAGAACACAAGCCATCAGGGCGGTGTAAGTTTTTCCCCGGTCTTATAATCCCGGAATGAGTAACGCGGAATAACGCCGCTTTTTTCTTGATCTAGCGCGTTGTTAATTGCTTGCGATTCTGTTACGATCTGCACACCTTTTCCCGTGTGCAAAATATATCTTTCTTCCATTTCTTATACCTCTTTCCTTTTATTTGCTCATTTTTGAGTAATGGCAAGCCGGGGAATCGAACCCCGGAAAAGCCGCCCTTGCCTATGCGATTGCTACAAGTCTATCGTTTCGCATTGTTCGCGTGTATTCTTTTCCACTTTCGTCGGAAATAATAACGCATCTGACGCTTTTTCCGCTCTTGGTAGGCTCAACGCTTTTTACCGTCTCGGTGTATCCAAAATTCCAAACTGTAACCATGCCCGGCTTGAGTTCTGCCGCCGGGATAGCGTTTCTTCTTTCATAAATTCCTTGTAATTTAACTGTAGCCATAAAATCAACCATCCTTTCATTGTGTACCCTGTCTCATCAGTGCAGGTGGGGCAGTTCCTGCAGACCGCCAGGAGTGGCGGTTTCGACTATTTCACTTGTTCTAAAATCTGTGTATATATAGACGGTTTCGATTCGTCAACCTCTTTATAGACGCATCCGCTATATACTTTATTTGTTGACCCTTTGCAGGACTTTCCAAAACTCTTACAGTTGTAGCACATTGGGTTATACTCCAATGCTTCAATGACTTTTCTGCGCGCCTTGCTTCTTTCTATCTGTTCATTTGTTGCAACCATTATATATTTTTCCATGTTCAAAAACCTCGCTTTCGTTTTCTGGTCTGCCATCATCAGAGCCGGGAGACCATCCCGCGGCTGACGCTCCAGATCGGAGCGTTTCGGCTATGCTATGCAGATTTCAAATACATCGCCTTGGACGTGTTCAAAATCGACTTTTTCAAAAATGCCGATTCCGTAAAAGTCGGCTGTGAGTTCCCCGAAGTGGTTATACTCAAACGCGATTCCGTTCTTTTTCAGTTCGTTGATCGCGTCACCGTTCTTTGTTGTTTCCCATGTAAAACGCATTCCCGTCTTTCTCATGTTTAAGCCCTCCCTATAAAATTTCCGAAATCTGTAAAATCTGTGCTTCGCTCAAATGATCAATAACAACGTTTCCGTTTACGTCGCTCAATTCGTATTCATCTGGAAGAGTAGCGAAACCGTCAAACTGGTTCGAAATATAATAACCTTTGCTTTCTAATAATGCTTCTGCCGCTTTCATATCTTTCATGTTGTTTTCCTCGCTTTCTGTGCTTCATTTGATGCTTGTATCATATCACTAAATTTAGTGACAGTCAATAGTAAATATCACTTTTTTTAGAAATATTTTTCTTGACTTTTCCAGATAGGAAAAGTATGATTGATTTAAGAAAATCTATATAGAAAGGAAGGTACGCAATGCTAAAATACAGATTTGATGTAGGGGACGCGTTGGAGCGCATCGGCTTTAACTCCTACATGGCTAAAACAAGCGGATTGTTAAGTCAAGAAACGCTCAAAAAAATAAAACGTGAGGACACAAATATAAATGCAAAGAGCATTAATAATCTTTGTCTGCTTTTGGATATGCAGCCGAAAGACATCTTTATATATGTAGAGAGTCCGGAAGATTTGGAACTGAAAAAGAAATTGCAAAAAAAATAAAATATCACTTGTAAAAGTGATATATGTGTGTTATAGTATAGACAGATCAAAGAAATAGAGCAAAGGCGAAAGTCAGGAAAGTGAGGAATATACCATGAAAAGAAATGATTTCAAAAAGATTATAAAAATTAGAAGTCAGTGGCAATTTACAGGCGATAATTATAAGTTGCCAAGCGGTGAGCCGATTTCCGTATATGTCAGAAAATTGGTTGAATCGCAGATGAATGTCGATAGCTTGGCAATATTGAAGAATGGGGATTTATCTTTTGCAACCGGTGGAGAATGGAACGATACAGCGAAAGAATTCGAAAATTATATGTTAATGCCAGCGTTTCAGGAAAATGAGACTTGCGAGTTTGACGAAATGGAAAAACGTATTGACGCATTGGTTTACGAGCTGGTTCAGAAGCAATAAGAACGTAATTGAATATTTTCAAACAAAGGGCAGCTTTTCCGGCTGCCTTTTCTTTTTGCCATGTCCAAAATAAACAACGCGTCCGGGAATATCTTACAAAATCTCCAAAAACCGTAAACAAACTATAAAATTTTTCTTAATTTTTTATAAACAAGGCTAGGCTCATTAGGTCTTTGATAAGTCAAAAAATGATAGAATAGTATCAGTTTTTACAAAAAATCGTCTGACAATCGTATGACATAAGGCGACACAATCGTCTGACGTCGCTTTTTCAGAACTATGTTTCTCTTTCTCTATCTTTTTCTTAATCTTTTAAATTAATAATAATATACTTTACATAAAGCCTATAGGTTTATAGTAAGTGTATATCCGCATACGCGCGCGGCGTAAGTATATAATACCGCCGTAAAAAATTAAGGCTTGACTTTAAACCTGGAAATAGTGTATACCAGAATCAAAGAGATTAAACAGAACGGAGGTGTGAATATATGCAGGATGTAAAGAGTGTAGAGAATGTAGATCTTACAACCCTTATAGTGGATCTAGGTACAGTACAAATATATACATCAACTGTACAAGATTTAATAGACAACGCTTGTATAGAATTTCACATCGAAGATTTGTTAAAAGCTGGACAGAGACAGTGGAAGGCTGTTATGCAGTATGTTGGTATGCATCTATTCCCGGATACTAAAGTATTAAAGGACAAGAGTTTAAGTCCTCTTGGTAATGCAACTATACCGACTAATTGTAACAGATATGACAGAGAGGTATTATATAAACTTTGTGATTATTATATATATATCTCCAATGTGTATAGCAAGTTGGTAAGTACAGTAGCATTCAGTTATTTTTGTAATATACCTACGAACACAATGGATATATGGGCTAGTGATGAACCAAGTTCGCTGACTTTCAAGATGTGGCAAAAATTGCAGCGATCCCGTAAGGATTGTATCCTAGATCGTGCATATGATTCCAATAGCCCTGTAGGCACCATGTTCGTGGGAAATAATGAATTCGGCATGAATCAGCCCGGCATTGGCGATAATGCCACGCAACGCAAGGCAATCACAGCGCAGGAGCTGCCAAGATTGGACGAGAAAAAGAGTCAAGAATTGCACGCAATTGATACACAATTCACGGATGCAGCGGCAAATAATACGGTTTAAATTGTGTGTGATTATTCTACAATTCGCAAATGCAGTAATATCAAGGGGTGTAGCGTTTTAACTATTCGTGAACTATTCGGAAAAGTTAGGTTTTGCGAATAGTTGCAAGGGTATGACATGAATTGTATTAAAACAATTTGGTTTTCACACAATGACAACAAAACGAAATGGAAAATATTTTAGATTTCTATGTTTGCAAGAAAAGGATGGGGAGGGGGTCTGACAGAAAGACCACAGGGCGGCTACTAAGTCCCTTAAATACCTAAAAAAATAAAAAGCCTTATTCAAGCAAAGGAGTATACATGAATCCACTGAAAATTACAGAGCCGATAAATTCTACAAACACAGAAGAATTTCAAGAAGAGGTAAACAGAGCAATAAAATCACTGTCCGAATCTTATCGTGAGGTAGTAGACATTAAATATTCTACACACGTATTCAATGGCTGGAAGAAAGGTTATAGTGCAATAGTGCTTTACCGATAACGATAAAAAGCCACTTACAACACCATTGACTTTTTACAGAAATTGGCTTAATATAAACATAAACAATTCACTTTCACGTTGCGAATCGCAACTAAATTTCCAAAAATTTTTTAAAAACAAAAAGTGTTTCGGACAAGAGAATGATATATGACCGGAAACGAGTATCAGAAATTAGCCATGCGGACAAATGATCGCAAAGCGACAGAAAGAATTTCGGATAAATTCGATTTGCTTAAATTTTGCAAAAATAACAATATCGCATCTGCGTTGCAAGATTATGACCTTGGCGGTATCTTTAATGCTTTGCGAATCCTTCGGCTGGAGCTTGGATGAAATCATGCAAATGAACGTAGACAAGCTTAAGGCACGTTATCCGGAAGGGTTTGACATTGAAAGGGCAAACCACAGAGCGGAAGGTGATGTTTAATGGCAAGATGCAGCAATGAGTTGATGAAAACCGAGTATTCCGAAACCTTTGATGAAAAACGCAAAGGATTGATTGAACAGTCGTATTACAAATACGGACCGGCAAGAATGAACTTTTCCACAGGGAATGTGGATGCAATCGAAAGTTTGAAAATGTGCCTTGCCAAGTTTGAAGAGACCGGGAATCTTGAATATCTGTGTGATGTTGCAAACTATGCCATGTTCCGGTTTATGTTTCCACAGCAGGGCGAGTATTTCGAACATACGGACTCTGATTCATCTGCCGGGATCTTCGGTATGAGTGTAAATGAAATGGAACGATTCAAACAGGAACACAGCTTTGAGGATGGGAGATATTGATATGGCTTTGAAAGTTATTGCAACAGCGGCAGATGCCCTCGTAATGCTGGGGCTTATGGGAGGACAGGTAAAACAAAAAGACAATTCAAACGCAATGGGATATTTGCTTTCATACGCGATTTTTGCAATGAATATTATGGTCATTTGGAGATAACAATATGACAATTTATTATCCAATATTTGGTATTTACTTTCTGCCGCCAATTTTGAGCGTGGTCGAAAGAATACATATAACAAAATCAAAGGAACCGGACAGCACCGGAGATTTACTCAATCTGGACAGTGACGCCGAGCACCAGATCGACAAATCGGAGCATCCGGTATAGCTTAAGTCCGCAAGCGATAGTTTCTGGCTGAATAATTGATCTATCGGCGTTAGGCTTTGAATTATGTTTGCGGACGGAACAACATTGAGCTATCGCCAAACGGTAAGGCACAGGATTTTGATTCCTGCATTCCGGGTTCGAATCCCGGTAGTCTAATTGGTTACATGCTGACGTTTCATGTAGCCACGTATGTTTTCCATACGTACTTGAACCCTTGGTTGAGTGATTCAAGCATTTGGGTTCCTCCTTTCGCCACTAGGACGATTCTGTTAAGGACGGTGCGAGACCGTCCGGTGGTATTCTATCATGCATCTATCCCACGGTGCATGAGCCATGAAATTAGGTGGTGGCGGAATAGGTAGACGCGCAGATGGAAGAGACAGGACAAAGATTAAAAACTCATGGTTGAAGTCCTATGGGTTCGATTCCCTCCAATGTGAACAGTGCACGGTTTATGTGAGGTGCAAATCCTCACCCACCTATTCGGTCAAATTACGCTGTCTGTCAGCAGATGGTCTATGTTTTGGCTGAAAATCTGGAAACAGCGCAGAAACGTAAAGGCGGAGGACTGCGAAAACAACGTACATCCGAGGTAAGGCATGAAGCGGATTGCCAGCGCTCTCTGAAAATAGTCGGTGGTTTATGGGAGCATATAGAAAAGCCGTATGTCCGGGTGGTGAGGGAGCGGTCTTGAAAATCGTTGGCTGTAAAAGGCTTGCAGGTTCGAATCCTGTGTGCGGCGTTTGCTCGAAAAAATCGGGCGTTGATGTGTGGCGGAATAGGTAAACGCTATGAAATGTCTATTGCAAAATGCAATACAGAGAAAGTGTTTCTCAGGGACATTATGAGAAAGTAAATCTTTTCTGCGAGGTTCAAATCCTCGCCACATCAATTCCTTATCTCCACTTAGTCGGGTGCTACTGCAATAGTTCCGGTCGATGGGAGACTTATGGATGGTAGCGGTATAATTGGTAACAGAAAACCCCTCCGTGATTAGAAATTGCAGATTTGAAAGCGGTTGGCATGGTTTTGGCTGACAGGGTTCGATTCCCTGTGTCGCTATTCGATGATAAAAACATTATGGAATATTTATATCACACAAAAGACACGGAATCTCACGAGGATTCCGATTTTTGCTATGATTGAGGTGCGAATTATGACAAGTTGCTTGTGCTGCGGAATGCTAATACTTGGCTCCGAAGTTAATATGTGCCCTTATTGCAAATACTTATTTACGCAGATTCCGGGAAGGAACATCCCAGAAAATCAGCCGGATAAGGTAGAAACAGCAATATTTGAAAACGTGGTATTCAATAAAGGAGAAGGGCGTAAGAATGTGTAAATTTTGCAATTTTGATGAAGATGGTTGGTCAGTTTCAAAAGAAAAGGGAATTGACCTTGGAGTATTAGGCAAAATAACATTAGGTTTGGATTTTACAAATGAATGCATATATGCATCACTTTGCACTAACAAAATTGCGTTTAGCAGTGAAGTAAAAGTAAAAGTAAATTTTTGCCCTATCTGCGGAAGAAAGTTGGTGGAAGAATGAAAGAAACTATTTTATATATTTCCAAAACGGAAAAAGATATTGTTAGTTTTTTAAAATATCTTCAATCAAAACTAGAAGCAGAGCAAAAGGAATGTACCATGGATGAAGAACATAACGTTTTAAAAGTACCAAAATATTACGATATTGTCGGAAAGAGCATTCACGGAAACATGCTTGGTACAGGCTATGGATATTGCAAATATTATTGTTTTTCGGAAGCGTATGATAGAAATAAATACAGCGATGCAGAAAATGAAAAACTTAAAGATATTCTTATGCACACAAGAGAGGGTGCGGAGAGAATATCAGGACTTGATATTTTATGTATGCTAGGGTTAGTTTGAAAGGCGGTGGAATGATGAAGCAGGAAAAAGAAATTTTATGCACATGTATTAATCATGAAAATTGTCCATTAGACCCGGTTAGTTGCGGATGTTCAATAGAAATTACGACTTTTGAAGATGCTTGTAGAGGTGAAAGAACATTCATTCCGGGAATCGAATGTGATAAGTGAGGGATTTATATGAAACATCAAAAAGAATGGTGTACTTGCGATAGGTGCGGTGCTGAAATTGAAAAAGGCATACTGTGCGGAAATTCCATTACAAGGAATGGCATTTTAAATACCACATACGACTTGTGCCCTAAGTGTATGGAAGATTTTGAGGAGTTTATGAAGAATGAAGAATGAAAGACAATGGCGCGCTTGCGACAGGTGCGGAAAAGAAATAAAAGTAAAACCAATAAGTGAATTTGAATTTATGCCGATTGGTGATTATTTTACTCCAAGTCCCATTTTTGAAGATGGAAACGTAAGGGGAGAAATTAAAGAGATTCATTCAAACAGATTATTTCCGTTTGGTCGTACATATGATTTATGTCCTAAGTGCAGAAAAGATTTTAAGGAGTTTATGAGAAATGACCGTTAATATTGGAACCAAAACCTATGAAATGAGCCGCAAGCAGGCAAAAGCCATCCTCGGAACGGCTAAGAAACTTGCAAATTGCAACATATACGGCATTGAAAAAGGCAATGTGGTGATTATGCTGAATGAAAAGTATGAGGACGATATGAGCCTTAAGAAAGCCGTAGAGGAGTATAAAAAGAAAGGGTTTAAGGTGCATTGGAAATGAAGAAAACATGTTCAAAAATTATAATCAAACAATTCAGACCAAGAAAATAATCTTTAAATAATTTCCAAAACACTAAGAGGTGCGTACAATATTGGTGTGCTAAGAATAGCTTTTACTACTGACTACGCATATTACCGGCTACAGATTGATTGTAGTCGCTACCAATGAAAATAAAGGTTGATAAAATATAAAAGAAGGCAGAAAGGAATATATCATGGCTGATTTGAAAATATTTACAGAAAATATAGAACATGAAGCATTAAATCAGATATATACGCTTGTAAAACAGCCAGCATTTTCGGATTGCAAGATAAGAATTATGCCAGATGTTCATGCAGGAGCAGGGTGTGTTATCGGGTTTACTGCTGATTTAGGAGAAAAAGTAATACCGAACATTGTTGGAGTTGACATAGGCTGTGGGATGATTACCACAAACTTGGGGAATATTGATATTGATTTTGAGAAATTAGATAAGATCATTAGAGAATATGTTCCAAGTGGTAGAAAAGTTCATGAAGAAGAAAACTCATCTGTCGCAAGTGATATTATTGAAAAATTGCATTGCAAGGAACAGTTAAAAAATATAGATTGGCTGAAAAGAAGTTGCGGCACGTTGGGAGGCGGCAATCATTTTATCGAAGTTGATAACGATAGCAAGAATAATAAATATCTTGTTATTCATTCAGGAAGTAGAAATGTCGGAAAGCAAGTTGCAGAAATATATCAGCAAATTGCGATTGACGATATTTCGGGAAAATCAAACTTTAAACAAGATAGCGAGGAATTGATTGCTGAATACAAAAAATGTAAAAGAGAAAGAGAAATCAGCAAGGCTATCAAAGAATTAAAGCAGTCCTACAAAACAAATACGACTAAAATTCCTAGAGAGTTATCATATCTTGTTGGAAAACATAGAGAAATGTATTTGCACGATATGAAATTATGCCAAGAGTTTGCGGAAATCAACAGAAGAACCATTCAGAGAATTATTTGTTACCGTATGGATTGGAAAGTTACAAAAGAAACGGAACAATTTCAAACAATTCACAACTACATTGAACACGATACAAATATTGTTCGTAAAGGTGCTATTTCTGCAAAAATGGGGGAAAGGGTACTGATACCGATAAACATGCGTGACGGTTGCATTTTGGGAATTGGCAAGGGAAATGAAGATTGGAATTATTCAGCACCGCATGGAGCCGGGCGAACAATGAGCAGATCAAAGGCAAAAGAAAGCATTTTGCTAGAAGAGTATCAAAAAGCAATGGATGGAATATTTACAACATCTGTAAATACATCTACGATTGATGAAAGCCCTATGGCATATAAAACAATGGATGAAATAATTGGAAATATAAAAGACACTGTTGAAATAGTTGACATTATAAAACCGATTTATAATTTCAAAGCAAACGAATAAAAACAATCACCGGCTAACAAATGGAGTTAGTCGCTAACCTAGAAAAATTATAGGCAGAGGTCAAGGCACTTCTGCTTTTGCGGAGGTGCTTTTTATTTGGCTTCAAAGCAGTTAATCAATGCAGCAAATGGATATGAAAATTACATACAGAGAAAAGGCGTTGATGAACAGGTAATAGATGCCTTTTTGAAAGCGTGCAATGTGGCAATTCGGACGGAAAAAGACGTTGACTACGGATTGACTATAACCGAAAGAACAAAGGTTTTAATCAACGAATTTACGCAGAAAAATGCGGGAGGTAGCATATGGGAACTTGAACGATATGCGCAGAATCACGACATTAAAGGCGGATACAAACTTGTGGATCAGTTCTATGAAGTCTTGCGATTAGAGAGCTTTTATCGTTTCGAGAGTTTCATCTACTTTATGGAGCGCAAAAGAAATTGGAGTAAACGGTTTTATTATCCACGCCGCAAGACACTGAATATAGTCGCCAACGATCTTGAAGATTTGGAAAACCGGAAGATTAAATTTTACGGATTGTCAATGCCATCGCGTGTTGGCAAGTCTACTATCTGTATTTTCTTCCTTGCGTGGGCAGCTTTGCGCAGACCAAACAGCCATAGTGCTATGGGTGGTCACTCTGGTATTTTGGCAAAAGGATTTTACAAAGAACTGATGAATCTTTTTACCACGGAAGAATATACATTTGCGGAACTTTTTGCTTATTGGCATCCGGAATATGCAAACGCAACACTTCCGACAGACAAGAGCGCGGACGAATTTACGATCACGCTTGGAGATCCGGACAGATTCGCAACCGTAACGTGCCGCGGTATTGACGGAACATGGACAGGAGCGGTCGATGTTTCAAAAGACGGATATTTATATGTCGATGACTTGGTTCGTGATCGAGAGCATTCATTAAGCCCTACTCGAATGGAAAACACATACCAAGAGTACCTAAACAAGATGGTTGACCGTAAAAATGACGGTGCAAGAGAATTGATGGTTGGTACTCTTTGGAATGTTTTAGATCCATTGGAGCGCATGAGAAAGCAATATGAACATGATCCACAATACCGATTCCGTAAGATTCCGGCACTTAATGAAAATGACGAAAGCAATTTCGCGTATGAAATCAACGGATTTTCCACGGAATACTATCGGGATATGCGAGATAAGCTTGATAATGCCGAATGGATGGCTAAGTTTATGCAGCAACCATATGTCCGCGAGGGATTGCTTTATACTGATTTGAGACTATTTAACGGAATTCTACCGGACGGAGATTTCCGGCGCATCGGAGTTGTGGATGTTGCCTGGGGCGGCGGCGATAGCTTGTCAATGCCGATTGGGGCAGAATATGAAAACGGAGATGTTTATATTTACGATTGGGTATTCAACAAAGGCCCAAAAGAGGTAACGATTCCTCTTGTTGTTGGACGAATTATCGGGAATGAGATTAGGCAGACAAGATTTGAGGGAAATACAGGTGGAGATCTGTATTGCCAATATGTAGACGAAAAGCTGCAGGAACAGGACTATAAATGCTCATGTACAAGTAGAAAAGCACCAAATAAGGTTGAAAAGTTATCGAAGATCATAGCATATTCCGGTGATGTTAAGAGAAAATTCATATTTCTTGATACGCACAGACCGACGCAGGAACAAATGAAGAAAGATTCAGATCTTGGAGTAACAAGATATTATAGAAATGACGAATATCAAGCGGCGATGGATGAACTTTCTATGTTTGTAAGTATTGGCGGTAATGAACACGACGATGCCGCAGACGGTTTAACCCAGCTTGAAATGTTTATAGAGAACCCAAACAATACCGCAAAGGTAGAAGCGGCAGTAAACCCATTTAGGAGGTATTAGGATATGACAACGGACAAATATCTTGCACAAATAAATAGATGTGATCATGTTATTAAAAACAAAATGTCTGAAATTCAAAAACTTTCCAATATGGCAACTTCCATTTCCGTATCTCCCAAAGAGGTTGATGTGCAGTCTTCCGGCGATCCGGACAAAATGGGAAGTGCTGTTGCTAAAATTGCAGACCTGCAGAACGAGATAAAAGAACTTGTGTGCGAATTTGTGGACAAACGCCGGGTTATTATCGGGCAGATTGACAGTATGGAAAATACAGATGTGTATATTGTCCTGTATGCGCACTATGTTGATAATAAGGACTGGAATTTAATTTCTGTAGAAATGGGATATTCCTACAGAAATATCATGAACCTCCGAAAGAAGGCTATTCGGGAGTTTGAGAAGAAATTCGGCGGGATTTATCTTGGAAAGAGTGCATAAAAGTGCACAATAGTTCACACTCTTTCACAACATTTCCAAAAACTTGCATGGTATACTAAAAGAGTAGAAAAACAAATTCCTACAACCCCCAAAAGTATATAACCCGTAAAGGCACTGTCAGAAATGGCGGTGTTTTTTATTTACAAGAAAGAGACTTCTATGGAAAAAGTAACTATATATTGTCCGGATTGTGGAAGAATTGCCGGACATTATGATGGGAGATCTACGATAGACCATCCGTGTAAATGTAAAAAATGCAATCATATTGTGATTTATCGCGTGGCAACAGGCAAGATTGAAACAAAGCCAATACCAAAACGCGCTTGCAGTAGTGGAGTTTTATTTATATGAATACACAGTATTTTCATGACCTTGTAAAAGGCAGATATGGAAGAAAAATTGCATATGCTAACGTAGAACAGATTACGGCAGACAATATCGTAAATGTTGTCGGAAACTGCATTGGTGCATTTTATTTCAACAAGACGGTCATTCGTTATCTGTGGAACTACTACAAGGGTGATCAGCCTGTATTGTACCGAACAAAGGTACAGAATGCGGATATAACCAATAAGGTTTCTGAAAACCATGCCTATGAGATTGTTCAATTCAAGGTTGGTCAGACTTACGGTGAGCCAATTCAGCTTATCAGCAGGAAAGATGATGACCGAATAAACAATGCGGTTGATGAATTTAATGATTATCTGACTGATGCTAATAAGCAGGAAAAGGACATTAAGGCAGGAGAGTGGCAATCAGCAACCGGAACGTCATTTAAGGCAGTGCAGATTACAAAAAATGGAGATATACCATTTAGAATTGTGGCACCGACACCAATGAACACGTTTGTTATTTATAACCAATCCACAGAAGAACCACTTTTAGCAATCCAAGAGCTTAAGGATGCCGATGGACAGATGTATAAACTCTGCTACACGGACTCTTATGAGTGCAAGATTGTAAACGGAGAGGTTCGAGATTGGAAACTTCATGGCTTTGGTGGAATCCCGATTGTTGAGTTTCCAAACAACCATGAGCGCATTTCTGATATTGAGCTTGTGATCGGACTATTAGATGCAATCAATACGATGCAGTCAAACCGAATGGATGGCGTTGAGCAGTTTGTTCAGTTTTGGATAAAGTTTGTAAATTGCGACATTGACCCGGAAACCTTTGAAAAAATGAAGATTTCCCATGCGCTGACGGTAAAATCCAATAATGAGCAGAATAAATCAGATGTTGACATTATGACGCAAGAATTGAATCAGACAGAGTGCCAAGTTGCAAAGGATGATTTGTGGGATAATGCACAGTCCATTCTTGCTATACCAAATAAGAATAACAATAATTCCGGTGGAGATACACAGGGAGCGGTTGAGCTTAGAAACGGATGGGATTTCTCAAAGTCGAGAGCCAAACTGAAAGACCCAATTGTAAAGTCGGCTGAAAAAAGACTTGCTAAAGTTGTTTTGAATGTGATTCGTATACAGGATCACGATTTGGGATTGAGTTTGCGCGACTTTGATGTTCAGATAAACCATAGCCCACAAGACAATATGTACACCAAGTCACAGACCCTATATCAGCTTTTACAAGCCGGTATTCATCCACTTGTGGCAATTAAATCTGTCGGACTTTGGGGAGATGCGGAAAAGACATTCTTGTTGTCAAAACCATACTTGGATAATTTGTGGAAAACCATTGATGATGTAGAGACACAGGAACAAAAAGCACAGGAATTGATAAATAAAATGAATACAGATGGCACACAGAGCCAGACAAACAAAGATAAGACATTCACCGAGTAATCGGCGGCTGTTTTTATTTTATAAAAATTCGCAAAGTTGTGAGCGTAAAAATCAACAATGTCGTTCGGTGTCGTTGCACCGTATAAAAATTCGTATGACATATCGGAGGTAATGAATGAAGAGAGAAGATCTGATTGCTATGGGATTAAGCGAGGAAAACGCAGACAAGATCATGGCAGATTATGGAAGTTCCGTACAGAAAGCCAAAGCAAAGGCTGACGAGTACAAGACAAAGGCTGACAAAGCCGAAGAGTTGCAGAAACAGCTCGATGATATCGAACAGGGAAAGCTCACGGAAGTCGAGCAGGCAAATAAGAACCTCGAAAAAGCCAATGCGAGAATCGCGGAACTTGAAAAAGCGCAGGTAATAGCCACGCAGAGAGCCGATGCCGCATCTAAATTTAATGTTACTGCAGAACAGGCAGCGCAGATTGTAAAAGACGATGGCAGTTTTGATTATGACGTTCTTGGAAAGATTATCTCTGAAAAAGAGACCGCCGCAGCGCAAGCCAAGGAACAGGAGATTGCAAATGGCAGTACGAATCCGGGCGGTGGCACGGCTGGCGGTAATAAAGCCGGTGCAGATAATAAGACAAATGCTGAAAAGATAGCAGAAAGCCTTATATCTAATGCACCTAAGAACAATGACGTTTTATCACATTACATTCAACAATAACAGGAGGTAAAAAATGGCAAAGGAAATGAATATGCAGTATGAAAAGACTTTATACGCAGGAGATGTTCAGATTTTAAAGAGAGAGCCTAATGAAGCAATCCCATTAACACTTGATTTTTCAGCGGTAACAGAAAAGGATGCGAATGGAAAAAAGATCGTAAAGGCTGGTACACCAGTAAACAAGTCAGGTGTGGCTGATAATACAGCAACAGCAATCGGAATCTTAAGATTTGATGTAACAGAAGACAGACCACAGGGAGTAGCACTTAAAAAGGCATATCTTAATACAAAAGTAGCGGAAGCACATTCCGGCGTTACATATGACGCAGAAGTTAAAACAGCTCTTCCAATGATTGTATTTGAATAATAACAGGAGGTAAATAGATGTTAATTAATGAAGTATTAGACAGCAAGTCTATCGCATTATCGGCAACAGAAAACGCTAGTAATCAGATACCTTATCTTGGTTTACAGTGGTTTCCAGAAAGAAAGAAGCAGGGACTTGATTTAAGTTGGATTAAGACACACAAGGGTTTACCGGTTTCGCTTGCACCATCTAACTTTGACACAATCCCAACTCTTAGAGCTAGAGGCGGATTAAGCAAGGAAAAAACACAGATGGCATTTTTCCGTGAGGGAATGACAGTTGGTGAAGAGGAAATGCTTGAAATCGAGCGTATTCAATCAGAAGACGACCCTTACCTTGCAAGTGCTTTATCAAGCGTATATGACGACACTAACAACCTCGTAAGCGGCGCAGAAGTTGTACCGGAGCGCATGAGAATGTCGCTTCTTTCTACAAATGCAGGTCATCCGGTAATTGCTATCGTAAGTGATGGCGTTCAGTATGCTTACGATTATGACAAGGATGGTTCATACGCAAAAGACCATTACGCAAAGTTATCCGGCACAAGTATGTGGAGCGATACAACTAATTCAAAGCCACTTACAGACCTTAACAACGCAAGAAAGAAGTTGCAGAAGCAGGGTAAGATTGTTAGATATGCACTTATGAACAGCAATACATTTCAGTATTTGCTTGACAATGCACAGATAAGAAACTCAATTCTTGCACAGAACCTTACAGCAACTATTGAGGTTGACGATGATACTGTTATTTCAGTGGTGCAGAAGAGAGCGAAGCTCACTATCGTACTTTACGATAAGATGTACATTGATGATGATGGCAAAGAGCAGTACTTCTACCCGGATAACAAGGTTACACTTCTTCCAGAAGGAAGCCTTGGAAGCACTTGGTTTGGCACTACACCGGAAGAAAGAACTGCAAGGCAGGTAGCTGATGTTGATGTAACAACATATGGCGTAGGTATTACAGTCGCTACAAAGACAGAGTATGGACCACCTATGAAAATGTCAACATTTGCATCCGAGGTTGTACTTCCATCATACGAGAATATGGATAGCACATTTGTATATGAGGTTCATAGCGAAGAGTAGGGGGTGCAACTATGAAATATCCATATATAGTGATTCATAATGGTAAATGGTATAACGCAGGAGAAGAGGTTCCGGAGAGTAATTCTCCGGCATCTTCCGTTGGGTATACAAAGACCGAAATCAACAGAATGAGTACCGCAGACTTGCAAAAACTTGCCGCAGAGCAGGGGATTGAAAACGCACAAGCGACAAGCGGTGCGGAACTGAAAGAAATTCTGATTGCAAAATTTAATCTTTAGGAGGTTAGTTTCATGGAATTAAAAGATACAGTTGAAATGATGAATAGTTCCGATTATAAGGAACGTTTTAGAGCGGAATATCAGCAGGTTGTTATTCGCTATCAGAAATTAAAGGCTATGCTTGAAAAGTGGGATGCAGGAGAACTCAACTTTGAGCCTACATGCCCTAGAAGCACTTATAATATGCAGATTAAGGCAATGACTGACTATATCGCAGTCCTTGAAGCAAGAGCAGTTATGGAAAGTGTAGAGTTGTAGGAGGAAATACTTTATGTCATACACACTTGTCGAACAAGTAAAAATTCGTTTAAAACAATTTCATATAGAAGAGGTAGAGGATGAAGTGACCGGAGAAAAGTCCGATAAAGTTGTGTTTGATGAAAAAGAATGTAACCCTTTGATTGAACAGCTTTTAGAGCAGGAAAGAAAAGAGATTATCAGCAGACGGAACTATCCGGACACATACACGCAAGACCAGATTGACAGCGATGTTAAGAACTATGAAAACATTATGGTCAATTTGGCAGTATACGACCGGTCGCAGGCAGGAGAAGCATACATGGCAAGTTTTTCCGAAAACGGTGTGAGCCGGACATGGAAAGACCGTGAAAGCCTTTTTGTTGGAGTGTTTCCGTTTGTAAAAGCAATGTAATTAAAGAAGATTGAGCGTGACCATTATGGTTGCAGGCGGCGCACATTAAGCGGTGGTGGGCGGTGTGCCAATAAAGGAGATTCAAATGAAAAGTATTTTGATTCAAACTTATCTCGTGGTACTGCCAATAGTGCTTGGATATATAGTTTGGCTTCTTAAACAACAAAAGAAAAGCAGAGATGCAAACAGTAAAGGAACAATGCTTCTTTTACGTGTCCAGCTTATTGAATACCATGCAAAGTACACCAAAATCGGAGAAATACCGTCATATGCCTATCAGAACTTCTGCGAGATGTATGATGCGTACCATGCGTTAGGCGGAAATGGAATGGTTACGAAAATGAAACATGAGATTGAAGAGATTCATATAGGGAAAGGAGATAAAAGCCATGAGGAATTGGAAGGATTGGACTAAGAAAGCCGGAATCCGAGCAATCAAGACAGTTGCGCAGGCGGCAATTGCCGGAATTGGAACGGCGGCATTTATGGGTGCGGTGGATTGGAAATATGTTCTTTCTGCATCAGTCCTTGCCGGAGTGTTATCACTTCTGACGAGTGTTGCCGGAATCCCGGAGGAAAACATCAATGCTTGACATTAACAAGCAGGAAATGAAGTATTCTCAATCCGGTCAGAGGGTATTCATTCCACAAACTGACGAAAATGGAGATATTGTCTATGAAGGGTACAAGGATTCCGATGGGAACTTTGTACCTTATTTAGATTCCGAAGGCAACAAGATTCCAAAAGGCGAGGAAATTGAAGGGTTTTCAGAACCTACGACATTCCAAGCAAATATCAGCAATAAGCTGTCAGAAGCCCTTGTGAAAGAATTTGGAATTGATGATAGTACATCATACTGTCAGCTTGTCACGGATAAAGGATATTTGCCACTGAAAGCCGGTGATGTGGTGTGGAAACGTTCGGAAGTCAAACGCACTGATGATGGACTTGTGGATTCAGAAACCGCAGATTACATCGTAAAAGGCGTTGCCGATGAAGGGCTGACCACGGATTTGTTTCTTCTTCGCAAGAATATTAAGTAGGTAGTCACATTGAGGGAGATTGAAATGAAAAATATAAAAGTAAATATCCTTGGAACTGAATGGAAGATTGTCTTTTGCAAGGAAGAAGAAAGCGAACTGTTAAAGGATAAATGCCGTGATGGATGCACCGATGATTCCACCAGAACCATTTGGATTTGCGAGAAAAAAGATGATTGCGAATTGCAGGATTATGAAAGTTGGAAGAAAGTAATTTTGCGGCACGAAATATTACATGCATTTCTGTTTGAATCCGGCTTAGACGCCAGCTCGATTGCTACATATGGCGCGTGGGCTACAAATGAGGAAATGGTCGATTGGTTTGCTATTCAGTCTACGAAAATTTACGATGTGTATTTGAAGCTTGGACTTATATAGCAAAAAGGAAAGCACATGGCAAAGAAAACAATTTCAATGACACTATCCACTAATTCCATACAAGCCGCCATAAAGGAATTAGAACAGTACCGCGATAGTTTACAAGCTAAATGCGATTTACTTGTTTCTAGGCTTGCACAGATAGGTCAGACGGTGGCAATACAACACATATCGGAATCTCCAATAGGAAACACGATAACGGTAAGGGTAGATAAAGCACCACAGTTAATGACCTCGAACGCGATTCTGATTGCAACGGGAAAAGTGGTAACGTCAGAAGATAGAGAACCATTCTATACTTTGTTGGCGGTAGAGTTTGGAGCCGGTATTTTTTATAACTCCAAAGAGAGCCCGAAAGCACCGGAACTTGGATTCGGTGTCGGCACGTATCCGGGGCAAATACACGCTTTTGAAGATGGTTGGTACTATTGGGACGATAAGACCGAAACATGGCGTTATACCCACGGTATCAAAGCCACAATGCCTATGTACAATGCGGAACAACAGATTATTCAACAGTATGTAAAGATTGCAAGGGAGGTATTCGGTGGAAAATGAGTTAAATAGTTGGTCAATTGGCTTTGAAGATACCTTATATTCCCTTTTGAAATCGTACATGGGAAGCAAGGTAAAAGGAATTAAAGTGACGCAAGATGAAGAATCGGGCGGCACCGCAACATTCCCGACGCTTTTAGTCAAACAAATCGGTGGAACAGAAGCCGGACGAACTAATGAAGCAAAGACAATCAACGCAATTCGACCGACATTTCAAATTACAATAACGAATAAAGGGAAAAGAGAAGACATTAATGACATCGCGTTACATGCGGTGTCTTTTTTTAAACAACAAATGTTTGAGGTATCAAATGTAATTCAAACAATTTCCAAGCAAGTGCGAACGGTTACATTCCGTGCAACTCGCGTAATTGGAAACGTTGAGCATTTAGATCAGCTATAAGCAGAAAGGAAGTAGAAAATATGGCATCAACAAGTTATAGAACTCGTGTCATTGTAAAAGAGCACACGGACAAACAGGCTGACTTTGCAGGAACATACAATCTTTTGGTTGCGGCTAAGTCAGTTCCAAGTCCTGCATCACCACCAAACACTGTTGAGTCAACCACAATGGAAGATGATCAGCAGACTTTTGAAAAAGGAATTAAGACTTCTGATTCAAGAGAAATCACAGGAAACCTTGAAAAAGAATATCTTTCAAAGGTGGATGGATATGGAGATAAAAAACTTGATATTATTCATCTGTACGGAACGGACGGTATTGGCGGCGTAGCAAAGTACGCATATGTAGGAACTGCAACAGCCACACCTAACGATGTAGGTGGAAACGATGAAATCCTTGAAATGACGGTAACAGTTATTCCAAGTACAGCATCAGAGCTTGTTACAGATAAGCTGAAAGTCGTTGATAACAACGATGGAACATTCACCGTAACAGTGGTGGGGTAAAAAGCCTGTCGGACGAGCAATCGACCGCACCGGTAGGCGAGGATGAACGGTCGATAGCAGAACTTGAAGCAATGGGATAAGCAACAATGGGGCGGTGGCAACACTGCCCCTTGCCAATATAGGGCAGAAAGGCAAGGTAAAACATGAAAGTTAAATTAGGTGGAAAAGAATATACAATTCAGTTTGCAACAAGACCATCGTTAAAATCACATATCTTACAGGATATTATGAAGACGCAGGACATGGAAGATATTTCCTCTATGGAAGATATTCTTCTTGAAACACTTCCTAAGACGCTTCTTGTAGGATTGCAGATGCATCACAATGACGAATTTGGATATGATTACAAAACAAACGAAGGCTACGATGAGCAGCTTGAGAAGGTGTCCGACATTCTCTATGATGCGATTGATACAAACGAGGTTAACTGCATGGATTTATTTGCTGATATGCAGGAGGAAATGATGACAAACGGTTTTTTAGCGCAGATGATGGAGTCATTGGAGAAAGCACAGGCACAGGAGAAGAAAAAGACCCCATCCAAAGCGAAAGCCAAGAATTAACATGGGAATATTACGTTGCGGAAATCCGTCCGTTTTACCTTGTGGTAACGAAAGGCTACGGATTTTCCGTTGATGATATAGATATGATGAATCCAGAGTTGCTTAAGCCTTATGTGGATGCATATAAGGCAGAATGGAAGCAACACGACATGGAAATGTATATGTGGTTTGGCAGATATGCAACGTCAGCACTTGTGACCGCAATAGACGCGACATTCGGCAAGGGTAATAGTAAGTACGTGAAAGAAACTTGCTATGATTCCATCGAAAAGCATAATACGGACGATCCCGATGCAGAGATACGAGAAATGCTTAAAGCGGAAGAAGCATGGGCGGCTGAATCAAGGAAATCACATTTACCAAAGCCAAAGATAGTTTAAGAAAAGAGGTATTGCTATGGCAGTAATTATCGGAAGTGCTAGGCACGATGAACACGGAAACTGCTATTCTGGAGGAAAAGCTGGAGACCAGACCGGACAGGAAGTGTCTACACAGAAGTTTTATAACCATTCTAAGGGATGGTACGTGCTAAGGGCGAAGGACGATAGGGTTGCGGAGAAGTTAGCCGAAGCTATGCAGATTGCATCTGACAATAAAAATATCGGCTATGACCAATCGGAACGCTACGGAGTCATTAAGCATGGCATCAACACAAAGGTCAAGACGGAATGCGATTGTTCGTCCCTTGTACGCGCTTGTATTATCCATGCATTCGGGAAGGATGTAGGAGATTTCAATACTGCAAACGAAAGAATCATTCTTTTGGAATCCGGCTTGTTTACCGATGCTGGTTCTTACCGAATCGGAGAACTGCTTTACAACGGGGACATTCTTGTGACGCGTACAAAAGGTCACACTGCAATCGTTGTAAGTGGAGCAAAGAAAAATGCAAGCAAGTATTATTCGATGTATACCGGAAAATCTGGATCAATCGTTGAAGCATTAAAAGCGGTTGGGGAAGATGATGTGTCAAAAGAACATCGCGCGGAAATCGCAAAAAAGAACGGATTTTCCAATTTTAAGTTTACATCAGAGGAAAATTCAAAAATGATTTCTCTTTTGAAAAAGGGAAAACTGAAAAAGTAATTCAAGGGCGGTAAGGGTCAAATCTTACCGTCTTTTTCTTATGTAGAAAGTTGGTGGATAAATGGAATTAGAGTCTCTTGAAATAAAAATTCAAGCACAGGCACAACAGGCAAGCGGTCAGATAGATGCGCTTGTGACAAGACTTGGGAGATTATCTTCCGCGCTTTCTGAACTTAGTACCGGGAATCTGAATGGTCTTTCCACAGGAGTAAACCGACTTGCAGGGGCAATGACGGCAATGCGTGGAATTGACACACGGACTTTTTCTGCGGTTGCAAGAAATGTAAGCAAATTAGGCTCTATCAACAGCAGACAGATTAATGCTGCGGCTGGTTCTATGCGTCAGATTTCCAATGCATTAAAAGGGATTTCTGGAATGTCAGCATCTGTTAAGGGTCTGACCGAACTTGCATCTGCAATCAAACAGCTTGGCTATACAAGCTCAACAAAGGCAATTGAAAATATCCCGAAACTTGCTACGGCAATGAGACAGCTTATGTCCGAACTGTCAAAAGCACCTAGCGTAAGCCGGAATATTATTGACATGACAAACGCATTGGCAAAATTATCGCGTACCGGTGGAGCGGCAGGAACAGCGGCAAAAAGCATCACAAGCTCATTTAGCGGATTTAGTTCAAGTGCTTCCTTGGTAACAAAGAAATCTTTCTCCCTTGCGTCTGCAATCGGAAAAGTGTATGCAACGTACTGGGCTTTATTCCGCGGATTTAGGCTACTTGGAGATGCCATCGACATATCATCCTCACTGACAGAGGTTGAGAACGTTGTAAGGCAGACATTCGGGCAGTATGAAAGCCTAATTAACAATTTCGCAAAAACATCCATTGAAAAATTTGGTATGTCTGAATTGTCTGCGAAACAGTTTGCAAGCCGTTTCCAAGCAATGGGAACCGCCCTTGATATTCCGCAAGGGCAGATGGCAAAAATGTCTATCCGGTTGACAGAATTAGCCGGAGATATGGCTTCATTCTATGATGTGAGTCAAGAAGATATTGCCAAGAGTCTGCAATCTGTATTTTCCGGTACTACGGCACCTATGCGGCGTTATGGTATCGACTTGACACAGGCAACATTAAAGGAATGGGCGTTAAAGCAAGGGCTTGATGCGAACATTTCCTCAATGACGCAGGCTGAAAAAGCCATGTTGCGTTATCAGTATGTGCTTGCGCATACAACCAATATCACCGGGGACTTTGCACGTACAGCAGATACGTGGCACAATCAGATAACCATGCTTAAGGAGAACTTCAAAGCACTTGGAGCGGTTGTTGGTAGTGGTTTAATCAATGCATTTAAGCCATTTATCAAGGTACTTAATGCAGTTCTGCAAAAGGTTATTTCCTTCGCAGAAATGGTCACAAACGCTTTAGGTTCTATCTTTGGATGGAAATATGAAGCAAGCAAAGGGGCAGGAATCAGCGGTCTTGCTGATGATATTGGAAGTGCATCTGACGGCATGGACGATTTAAGTAATGCCGCAGGAAGCGCAGGGAAAAACACAGGCGGTATCGCAAAAAATGCCAAGAAAGCAAAAAAAGAAATCCAACAGGCAACTCGTGCATTTGATGAATTAAAAGTTATTTCAAAGCAGAGTAAAGATAACACTTCCGGTTCTGGAAGTGGTGGAAGTGGTGGCGGTTCTGGTTCTGGTGGTTCTGGCGGCGGCGCCGGTGCTGATGGTGGTTTGGTTCAGACCGACACGATTTTTAAGAAATTCAAAAGCAACATCAAAGACCTTGAAGGACTTGGAAAAGCAATCTCCGGCGCGTTAATTAAAGCAATGAAGAAAATTAAATGGAAAGAGGTGTATGCAAAAGCCGAAGGATTTGGAAGAGGATTGGCTCAATTCCTCAACGGACTGTTTAAAGGGCAAAAAGGTACAACATTATTCGGAGAAACCGGAAGGCTGATAGCTAATTCATTAAATACAGTGCTTCACGGATTAGATTCATTCGGCACAACGTTTAATTGGAAACAATTTGGAAATTCAATCGCAGACGGAATTAACAAGTTTTTCCAAAACTTTGACTTTGCATTATTGGCTCAAACGCTTAATGCATGGGCGCAAGGTGCATTTGATGCAGTTACGACAGCATTAAGTAAAATTTCTTGGAAGGATGTTTGGAACGGAGCAAAGGAGTTTTTAAGCAACCTAGACGTAAAGACGGTTGCGATTATCATCGGTGCGCTGACAATCAAAAAAATTCTTGGATTGCATCTTGCAAAAACCGCACTTGGAATCATAGGGACCTCCATTTCAAAAGCAATTGCCGGTTCTATTGCATCAAGGCTTGGCGTTGAAATTGCGGCAAATGAGGGAATCTCGGCAGTATTGTCTACCGCTTTGTCAAAAAAAATAGGTGGGGCGTTTGCTACACTTGGAACAACTGTTTCAGCTGGTGTCAAAGCTTTATTCGGTAGCGGTGCGGCAGAGAGCGCACTTTCTTTTATCAGTCCGGTAGCAAAAGCTATAACCGGGATTGGCTCTGTTGCAATTGGCGCGTTTACTGCAATATCAAACTTTGTGACCATGCTAAAGAACGGATTCAGTTGGCTTAATGAAGCACTTATGCTTGTCGGAGTTACGATTACGGCAGTCGGGGCGGTTATTTTAGGGGTAGCGGCAGCACCAGCAGCGATTACCGCAGGAATAGTAGCCGCTGTTGCAACGGCAACTGTAGTAGTCAAGGATCATTGGAAAGAAATAAAAGAAATTTTCTCAAAAGCAGGAGATTGGTTTAATACTAATGTGATTAAGCCAATAAGCGGATTTTTTAAGGGATTATGGGAATCCGTTTCCGGTTTTTTCTCTTCTTTATGGAAAGATATATCCGGTGTATGGAAAACAGTTTCTGGATGGTTCAATACTAATGTTATAACTCCTATTGTTTCATTTTTCCAAGGATTTTCGAAAAGAGTCGGTCAAATCTTTCAAGGATTGTGGATTATTGTCAAGGCTGTATGGATTGTTGTTTCTGATTGGTTTAAATCAAAGGTAATAGAGCCAATAAAGAAGAATTTTGAATTATTGAAATCGGCAGTATCAACCGCATTTAAGGTTCTATGGACAACTGTGAAATCGGTATGGGCTGTGGTTTCCGGTTGGTTTAAGGAGCATGTTACAACACCTATTAAGAATGCTTTTAGTTCAGCAAAAGAATCTATTCAGAAAGCATTTAGCGCGGCAAAAACAGCGGTAACCGGGGCGTGGAACAGTGTTTCTAGTTGGTTTAAAGAACATGTAACCACCCCGATAAAAAATGCTTTCTCGAAGATGAAAGAAAGTGTAGCTGAAATATTCAGCAAATTATGGAATAGCGTGAAAAGTGGCGTTGCCGGGGCAATGAACACCGTAATTTCAAGAATTGAAACAGCAATAAATTCATTGATCGGTGGAGTGAATACCGTTTTGAGAGGGTTCAACAGTGTTGTTTCTGCGGCGGCTAAAGTAGCAAAGGTAAAGTGGAGCGGAGTCGATCTTGTGCCGAAAGTGAGCCTACCTAAAGTAAAGGCTTATGCAACGGGCGGTTTTATGGATAAATATAGCATAGCAACAGTTGGAGAAAATGGACTTCCGGAAATTATGGGAACAGTCGGAGGTAAGCCAGCGGTCGCAGGAAGCCAAGAAATTACTGGAATCAAAGATGCTATCAATTCAACATCTGCGCAAGAGGTTTCCTTATTGCGACAGCAAAATCAGTTATTACAAGCTATTTTACAGAAAAATTTCGGAATTACTACAAACGACATAGGAAAAGCCGCAAGGGATTATGGGAGAGAACATTACAATCGAACCGGAGACAATGTATATGTTTTTTAGTGACTTCTATAATAGAACGTGATATAATTCTAAATAAATCATATCACAAGAAAGGAGTCATTATGAGAAGCACAAAAAAATTATTAGTAGCGATGGGGTTGGCATTTGCCGTTTTGACTTCGGCTATGCCAATCCAAAATGCAGATGGGAAACAGATTGTTGCGCAGGCGGCAACTATCAAATTAAGCAGAAAGACTCTTAATCTGAAGGTTGGAGAAACGGCAAATCTAAAGGTTAGCGGGACAAAGAAAAAGGTCAAGTGGAGTAGCGGAAATAAGTATGTTGTTTCCGTAACTAAGAAAGGCAAAGTTTTAGCGGTTGGAGAAGGAACGGCATATGTAAAGGCGAAAATAGGAAAGAAAAGTCTTTCATGTAAAGTTACCGTTGTTTCTTCTTTTAATGCAAGCCAAGCAAAGAAAAATATTTCTATAGAATACCAAGACACAGGATGCGGCGTTGTTGTTATATTAAAGAATAATAACAAAATGACTGTTAATTTGGACGCAAAACTTGTATACTACAAAAACGGTAAAATGCTGGATAGCAAGAGCGACAGCAATTGTGCGTTTGAATCTGGAAGAGAATGTGCTTTGTATTTCAGCGCCCCTACAGATTCAGATTATAATGATGTTGCATATGATGACTATAAAATGTCCATAAGCGTTGATGAAGCAACAAACACAGTGTGCGATGCTAAAGGGATAGAGATTAAATCAAATATTGGGGCTGATAATGTTACTGTTGACGCAATCAACAAATCCGGAAAAGATTTTTCTTTTGTTATAGTTTCGTGTGTAATGTATGATGCGTTTGGAAATGCAATAGGATATGATTATAATTATGCAGAATGCAAAAACAAAGGAGACACCGATTATTTCTCGTTTGATTTTCCATTCGATTCAAATTATGACACTATTTACCCGAGTAGTTATAAAATATATGTAAATTCTGCTTATACATATACTTGGTTGCAGTAAAGATTAAAAAATGAATGACACTTAAGCCGTGGAAACACGGCTTATTTTAATTCCAAAATCGGATTGACACAAAATCAAAAATAGTCTATCCTTATTACTAAGGAAACAACCTTATCCGTGAAGATGCGGATTACTTACTCGAACGCCATACTGTACGAAAGAGGAAACCAATGTGATTTCACAAGCGGTTTCCTCTTTTTTATTCAGATAAAAATGTATGGAGGTAGACACGAATGAAAAAATCACAACTTATGCTTAAGATTCAAAACAGCATTGAGGTATTTGAGAATCCAATATTCGGACAGATCAGAATGGTCATGGTCGATGATGAACCGATGTTTTGCCTTATTGATGTTTGCAGGGCATTGGAAATTAAAAATGCTACAGACGTAGCAAAAAGGCTTGATGAAGATGAACTGACTAGATTAAATCTAGGCGGTCGTGCAGGAGAATCAAATTTCATTACAGAGAGCGGCTTATATGCAGTTATCGTTCGTAGCGACAAGCCGAATGCCAAGAAGTTTCGCAAGTGGGTAACATCCGAGGTTCTCCCTACAATCCGTAAAACAGGTGGGTATGTCAATAATGATGAATTATTTATTTCCACTTACCTACCATATGCAGATGAAAACACTAAGCTGATATTTTCACAGACATTAAAAACTGTTAGGGAGCAGAACGAAACCATTAAAAGGCAGCAGAAAGAAATCATCCATAAGGAAGATGTTATTATCGGACTTGTTGATGATATTGACTTGGCAACCAAGAGACAGCGGATAACACAGATTGTCCGTTTTGGTGCCGATGGAAAGTATCAAGAACGCTATTCGTTGCTTTATGGAGAATTTGAAAGGAAATATCACTGCAACCTTAAATCAAGAATGGAAGGGTGTACACTCAAACCGAAAGTAAGAAACAAGATGGATTATATCGACAGGGAAATGGGAATGATTCCGCAGTTGTACGAAATCGCTTGCAAACTTTTTGAAAACGATGTAGAAAAGCTGAAATCTGAATGGGAATCAGTAGTAGCTTAAAATTTAATCAAATGGATAGCATCTACCAAACGGTAGGTGCTATTTTTATACCCATTTTTAGGAGGTAAACGATGGGATATGGCGGATATTTAGTAAAGTTTGGCAATTATACCATACCGAACAATTTAATAAAGCAGGGCACGTTTAGTTCCTATGTAAATATGCAGGACAAAGACCCTTGGACTGACGAAAACGGATATGAGCATCGTGATGCCGTGGAACTGAAAGCCTTAAAGGTCGAGTTTGAAACCAAAGCCATGCTGACCGAAAAGCAGTTTGATGATTTTTGGAAGAACATCGAAAAGAACTATACCAAGGCAAAGGAGCGCGGTGGCTATATCACGGCATATGTGCCGGAGAAACGCGGATATGTGACACAGTACGGATATATCGCTGACATTCAGCCTACGTTCTATTCTGTGGCACATGGGAAGATAAAATATGACCCAATCAAGTTTTCATTTATAGGCGGTGTGTATGATAAATAGTAGTTTGAAAGAAAAGTATTGGGATTCCGCGACAGATAAGCAAATGGTTATATCTGTTGTTGGAACGAACCAGAAGATAGACAATTCGATGCTTGAAATCGGTACGTTTGCGCTTGAAGAAAGCCTTTGTTCGGAGTCTGAATTAAAATTTGGAGCGTGCGAAGCGAATTGCGTAAAATTCACGGCACGAAACACCGCAGGAAACATTATCGGGAAGACAATCTCTATCGAAGAAACGATTGACGGAGATAGCCAAAATCCGATGCCATACGGAGTTTTTAAGGTTGCATCCGATGTTCCTACGGCCGACCGGACAAAACGGCAGATTACGGCATATGACGCAATGTATGACATTATCAATACGGATGTAAAATCTTGGTATGCAGGGCTTAGCTTTCCAATGACACTTAAGCAGTTCCGTAATAGCTTCTTTGCGCATCTTGGAATTTCGCAAGTAGAAACAAGTCTTGTCAATGATTCCATGACGGTTAATAAGACGATTGTAGCCACACAGACGGACGATTCAAGCGCAGTTACAGAAGAATCCGCTATCAGTGGAAAAACGGTTGTAACGGCAATCTGTGAGATTAACGGATGCTTTGGAAATATCAACCGAGAGGGCAAGTTTGAGTATGTCTTTCTGAAAGCAATCACAAGCGCACTTTATCCGGCAGAAGATTTATTTCCGTCTGACAATTTGTTTCCGTCTGACGCAAACACAGAGTCTATGACCGGACACTATATCACGTTCGATTATGAGGATTTCCAAAGCAAGGCAATCACACAGCTTGAAATCAAGACAAGCGAAGATAATGCCGGTGCTATTGTTGGAACTTCCGGAAACAACTATTCGATTACAGGAAACTTTCTTGTATCAGACAAGACAGGAGCGGAGCTGGAACAGATTGCAAATAACCTATTGCCGATTATGAAACAGGCGGCATACACACCGATTAAAAGTTGCACTTGTGCCGGAAATCCATGTCTGACACTTGGCGAACCAATCCGGTTCAATACCACAAGAGAGATTGTTGAAACGTATCTGTTGCAGCGCACCCTAACCGGAGTGCAAAGCAAGAGAGATTCAATCTCGGCGCAGGGCACGCAGACGCACTCTGCAAAGGTTAATTCTATCAGAGATACGATTGAAAGCGTAGAAAGGCGTACCGGAAAGTTAGAGAGGAACGCAGACCATCTTCAATCCACGTATGAGGATTTAGAGGAACAGACAAATACCAAGTTTGAGCAGACCGCAAAAAGCATTTCCGCAGAAGTCGATCGTGCACAAAAAGCGGAAGGACAATTAGACGCATCATTGGAATTGAAACTTGGAAGAGACGAGAACGACCAAGTTATTTCCATGATCAATGCCAGTGCTGACCAGATTATGCTTCGTGGAAACAGGCTTATAATTGAAAGCAATAATTTTCAGCTTGACGGGAATGGACGAGTGTCAATTATTGATTCTCTGAATTTTATTGCAACGTCTCTTGGCGATGACATTGTAATTATTGGACTCGATGCAAGAGGAAGGCCAATGCTTCAAAACATACGCATCGATCTAAACTCTGTAACAGATCAAGATGGTGTAGCCATAGGGGATCATGCGAGTACGGCAGATCATGCGACAACCGCAGATTCTGCAACAACTGCAGAAAGTGCAATGCAGTGCATAAAAGCATCGACCGCATATTATTTGCAAGGTATTACATCCAGCGAACATGTGCAAATTTCTGGAAACGGAAATCTTATTCCAAGTTCTAGTTCTGTATATTGTGGGACCAACCCAAATCCATTTGCTGGAGGTTATTCTTCAGGTGGTTGGAAAACAACGTCTGACCGCAGAAAGAAAAAAGATTTCCGGAAACTGTTAGAGGATGATCGGTTTGAGAGATTTTTTGAGTTGTTGCAACCGATGGAATATCGGCTCATAGAAAATGATGATAAAATGCACATTGGATTTGTTGCACAGGACGTAGAACAGGCAATGACGGATTGTGACATATCTGAAAATGAGTTTTACGGACTAGAACATGCAGTGTTTTCCGAGAAAGATTTTGAATCTAATGAGGAATGGGAAAAATTCTTAGAGCAGAATGGTGGCGCAAATGATATGTATACATTGTGCTACCAAGAGTTTATTGCTTTAAATACGGCCATGATCCAGAAATTGCAGAACAGATGCAACGATTTTGAACGCAGACTATCCGCGTTAGAAAGGAAGTGATTAGATGGCATATCAGAAAATCTATAGCCGTGAGCATTGGGAGAATTTTCCAAGTGAAAAGACCGCAATCAATCGAGATAGGCTGAACAACATAGAGGGCGGAATTGATGCAATCGACGATCGTGTGTGCGCACTCGACACCACGAAGGTTGACTTGACCAAAGCTAACGAACTTGTAAAGGAAATCCTTTTTGATGAATCCAAAGGCACGCTGACGGTGGTTAAGATGAACGGTTCCAAGGCGGTGATAGATACTAAACTTGAAAAGCTGGCGGTCAACTTCAAGTACAATCCGCAGACACAGCAATTAGTAATCACGCTTGACGATGGCACGGTGCAGAACGTGGACTTATCATCTCTGATTACAGAGTATGAATTTCTCGAATCCGATACAATCGCATTCGAGATTACAGATGGCAAGGTTAAGGCTATCGTTAAGAATGGTTCAATTACCGAGGATAAGTTACAACCGAACTTCTTAGCGGATATTAAGGTGGAATCTGCAAAGGCTGTAAATTCTGCAACTAATGCAAAAGCATCCGAAACCAATGCTGCAAAATCCGCCACAGATGCCAAGGACAGCGCAGACCGAGCGCAGGAAATCGAAAACGAGATTAACAAGAAACTCACAATGACAGAATTTGATGTGAATGAGGATGGAGAGTTGATTTACACGGACAATTCTGCTTATAACTTTGTCGTTGACAATGACGGAAATTTGAATTGGGAGGTGGCTTAAATGGCTATAGCAGGAAGAGTAGCAATCGTGCCAAAAGGCGATTGGAGCGCAGATGCTACATATAAGAGATTGGATGCAGTAACTTATAACAATACACTGTATTTTGCGAAAAAAGAAGTTCCGGCAGGAACGGCAACGAGCAATACGGAATACTGGTCTAAGTCTATCGTGGGCAGTGCTAGTGCGATTGCAACAACAGAGGATGCCGGAGTTGTAAAGCCGGACGGAAAAAGCATGAGCGTAGATGAAAGTGGGACGCTTAGTATTAACTTGGATGGAACCACAATTACATTAGATGAAGCGAAAAACGTCATAAAGTTGGCAGATGCACTAAAAGAAAAGATCGGAAGCGCACTGCAACCTGAAAGCATAGCTAACAACCAGATTACGACAGTGGAAGGGTTTGCGTTGGACGCGCGGCAGGCAAATCCGAATCTGGATGGCACGCTTGCAAAGCAGGTAGCTGATTTAAACGGCAGTTTAAAAATTAAAAATGTTCAATGGACGCCATATTGTCCTCGAACAAATTTTGCGGATAAAGTATTGTTTCAAGAAGAAAATGCGATGCAATACGGATCTTTAGTAATTTGTTCTATACGCATTGAGTTATTAGAAAATACTCCGGGTGAATATGTCTACATTGTGAATTTACCAAAAAAAGCGTTTCGTGGCATTAACCAAACAAACATGGATGGTAAAACAGGTCTATGGTATTTAGATGCTGTTAACGAATGCGTGGTTTTACGAAGTGTATTTGAAGCCGGTATTTATTATTTTAGTTTCACGTATCTAGCAGCAGAATAAAAATTAAATATCTTTTGAATCTGTTGTAGGAATGTTACTTATTTTAAGCATTTTATTACCAGAAGGATCATTGTATGTAAATATAATTTTTACTTCACCGCTCCAATGATTTGCTGCAAGTATGCAACCGCTAATTCGATCTTGTGCAAAACCAATCATAAACCAATTACCGCTTGTATTAAAGAATTTACATTTTTCATCAAAAATTTGCATAAATGATAAACCTGCGTTCATATTTGCGTTTATGTAATTCTTTATATCAGATAATGTTGTCGTATCAGTTGTATTAAATCGAGAACCTGTAAGTCGATTATTTAAACTGCCGTTTAAATAAGTTTAGTAACCCGTAAATTTACACATAGAAAGGAATAAAAAATTATGGACAAAATTATTTTAAAAGATCAGACCAACTTCGAGGTTGCCGATGGGGCAAGCCTTGGAAACATCCAGATCAAGGCAGAGAATTTCGAAGCCGTAAAGACCATCACGGATGCTTTCACAGAGGACAACCTGCAGGAAGTTACATTTACACACAATAATGAGGTATCCGGAAAGTACACCGATCTGAAATCCGATGGGTTTACATATGTTCCGAACATGGGCGAGGATGGCACAGAAGATGGTACATATACCGTTACTATCCGGTTGCGGACAAAGACGGAAATGGAAAAGGCAATTGATGAGCTTAAAGCAGGGCATGAAGCAAATGCAGAAGCAATCCAAGAACTTGCAAGCATTGCAACAGGAAGTGAGGTGTAAGATATGGTTAAATTCTATGTAAGACGCATTCTTGTAGACAAGAAGATGACGATTGATGAAGTGCCGATGCGTTGGCGCGCAAAAGTGCAAGAAGAGATTGAGAAACAGCTCTCCGCTTCTCTGCAATGACATTTCATGTCGAAACTTGCGACCGAAAAATGTTGAAATCATGCATATTACAGTGATACTATGGACTTGTCCGAAAGGACACTTCAAGTTCTGGTGGGGATGAAGCTTGGCATTGGCTTTGTCCCCAAGTTGTTATTGACTATGCAGAACGTATGTTCTATAATAATTGTCGAGGGTAGTTAGCATTTGAATCGAAAGGGTGGGAGCAATGGATAACAACGAAAACGAGTATTACAAAAGCAAAATCATTGAATTGATTGAAAAATGCGACAATACTAGATGGCTTCGAGCCATATACGTATTTGTAAAAGAACTGTTAAAATAAGAAGAAAGCCAAGGGTTTGCGCATTGCCCTTGGCTTATTTTTATTTCTTCTTTGAAATCATATCAACAAAATCTTCTAGTTTATCCCAGCCATCTTTATCTAGCTGCGCTAGCGCAGAAATCAATTTCTTTTTAAAATTTCCGTCTTCTGATTTCATAACATTTGCAAGCATTTTTGAAATTTGCTCATCTTTTGTTTCCGGCATAAACATTTCTCCGTTTCCGGTGCGAAGCCAATCTTCATTAACGTTGCATTTCTCACATACAAGTTTAATAAATGCATCTGATGGATTTCTTCTTCCGGATTCATAGCTAGAAATGTTTTCTTTTGATATTTCCAAGTAATTTGCAAATGTTTCCTGAGTTTTCCCATTAGGATTGCTTTTTCTTATCTCCTTTAGGCGCTCCTTCATATTAACACCTCCTTTCAACTTGATTATACAAGTCACAATCGCAAATGTCAACGACAAAAATTGTACAATGTACAAAAATAACTATTGACAAAGATTGTACGGCGTACTATTATAAGAATGTACAAAGTACAAGAAAGGAGGAACAAAAGTGAAAAAACCATCTGTTTCAGATGTTGCATTAGTGGTGTCAATCTTAACTTTGATTTTTGTTGTAATCAATTCTTTTATATGAAATGCGAAATTATGCTCCATATAAAAGCCAAGACTGATACAGTAACCGCAATCCATCCTTTGATATCTGCCTTGCTAGATGTTTTTACTGCGGTTTCAGATTGAGCCTTAGAACTTTCTGCAATTTCTTTTGCTGATTCAGCTTGCATCTTTGCGGATTCGGCAATATCGTGAAGTTCTTTGCTTGTTTGCTCAATAAAAGCGGTTTGTGCTTCTAGCATCTCAATCGGGGATTTGCCATCTTCGTATTTAGGCATTTCGATGTCTGTGACGGATTTGTTGAAAAAACCATCCAATTGTGGACGAGTAGGTATGTAGCGCATATGGAAATCTCCTTAAGTTTTTAAGGAATTATATCATGGAAAGGAAGTGAATTCAATGAGTGAAAAGGAAAAACGCGTTGTTGAAAAACTTCGTGATGCCATTCCGAATATGACCGATTTTCAGAAAGGATATGTTCTTGGAATGGTAGAAAGTTCTGCTTCGAAACATAGTGAGCAGGGCGAGGAAAACGAAACACATAATGGAAAGGAGAATTAAAATGAGCAATTTTGAATTTCAGAAAGTTAATTCAAGGGTAATTCGTAGCGGTGATAACTATTTGGCAAAGGTAGACTCTGCGGAAGGTTTTTCAAGCATTTTCGTTGACGAGGAAACAACATATGGGGTTTCTGTAAGAGATGCACAGATACAGACAGGAGATTCGACTTACACACCTGCAATGGCTTTTACATATTCCATGGAAGATGGTTCTGTGCGTTTTATAGATGTTGTTGTATGTCCGTTACTCGGAACGTTTGTTTCTGACTGGTACTAAATTATAAAGTGGCAGAAAGGGGCATGAATGAAAAAAGTAATCCAATTCATCATAGGTGCGGTTGCAATGGAATATTCCTTAGTTGCCGCGTGTTATATGGATAGCGAGGGCACGGCCGGGAATATGGCGGCTATTAAATTTGTAGCCGGTGCAGTAATTGCGGCAATCATGTATTACTGGTCAGAGGTAGACCGGAAGAGAGCCGAACTTGACAAGCGAATTAAGAGAAAACGCAGAATGAGAGAGGATGCATGGTAGGCGTTGTGTATATAAGTGGCACGAGATGTTCCACGGAAGAAAAGCGTATGCTTGCTGAACTTTTGGCAGGGAAACGAAATAAACAAAATGATAAAGATAATTTTGAAAAGGTTCTTGACAGAGAAATGGGAAGGAGAAGCAATGGAGAACAAAATAACACTGATCGGTGATGTTGTATCAGCACCAAGGGAAAGCCATAAATCAAACGGTAAGATTTTTTATAAATTCTTCATCGGAGTTGAAAGAAGAAGCGGTGTTGCGGATATTCTTCCGGTACTGTTTGACAAAGAAATCAGCGATACAGGAATTAGCGGAACGGTATGTGTCAGTGGGAAGATAATTACCCGGCACGTAAAAACCGGATCCGGAAAAGCCATTCTTATGTATGTTATGGCGGATACAATCACAAAACCAGAGGATGATAGCCCTTTGAATGAAGTAAGTCTTGATGGAATTATCGAGGGAAAGCAACTTAGGGAAACACAACTTGGTCGCAAAATCTGTGATGTGAAGCTCAAAAACGTAAGAGAAAACGGAAAAGAGGATTTGATCACATGTATCGCATGGGGAAAGTGTGCGGAATATACGGACTCACTTGCTTTAGGCGATAGGGTAAGCACATATGGCAGATTACAGAGCCGGAGATATAAGAAAACGTGTAAAGATGGTCACGTTGTGGAAAAAGTTACATATGAGTTATCAATAAAAGGAATCGTGGGGGTGTAACATGGGGAAGAAAAATTATGTTTATGTTCCAAGGGATGAGTATGATGAGCTGATTGAGTATAAGTTGCATATCAACGCACTGTATGAATTCATTACGAAAAAACATGCCAGCAGCATTAAAGCGTGCGGACATAAGTGCGAAACTATCTGCATGGAAGCTATCGAACTTGCTTGTGGATATTATGACAATGAAAAATATTTCAACAATCTGAAAAGAGAATATAAGGAAAGGATGGAAAAGAAATGATTTTAAAATCACTACATGGGGAGAACTTCAAGGGCATTAAGAGCATTGACATTAAATTTGGGGAGAAAAAGACAAAGATTAGCGGACAGAACGCGTCCGGAAAGACTACGATTTTTGATATGTTCGCATGGTTGCTTTTTAACAAAAACAGTGCCGGAGAGGAAAAGTTCAATGTCAGACCATTGGATAAGGACGGGCACCGCATCGACAACGTGGAAATCAAGGTCGTGGGAGTTATTGACGTTGATGGGAAAGAAGTAGAACTTTCCAAGGTTCAGAAACAGAATTGGGTTAAGAAGCGTGGAACTAATACGGTATCATTGCAGGGAAACCCAAATTCTTATGAGATTGACGGCTATCCGAAAAGCGAAGCTGAATTTAAGGCTTACGTTTCCGGCTTGGCGCAGAGTGAGGAAATGTTTAAGATGCTGACCAATCCGCAGTATTTTTCTTCTTTGAAATGGAAAGAACAGAGAGACATTCTGATGAAACTTGTTGCAGAGGTTTCCGATGTGGAACTGGCACAGACAGATGCCAAGTATACGCCGCTGATTGGAGAATTGGAGAAAGCACCATCTACAGACGATATTCGCGCCAAGTTTTCCAAAGCGTTATCCGAATGGAAGAAGAAACAGGCTGAAATCCCGGTGCGTATTGATGAAGCCGAGAAATCCAAGGTTGATGTGGATGTGGCAGAGCAGGAGTTGTTAAAGGCTGACCTGGAGCGGAAGATTGAAGCGGTTGACGATCGTATGGAAAATGCCGGAACCGAGATTGACAGACTCCGTGGAAAAGAAATGCAGTTGCAATTTGATATGTCCGGCATTATGCAGGTCATGAATGACGAACTTTCCGCAAAACGTAGAGGTCTTGACAGTGCCAAGGATGATGCAACACGAGAGTTCAATGACTTACATAATCAGATTCAGTCTGCGGAAAATCAGATCAAGGCAAATGAGAAGACAATTTTCGATACAGATGCAGAGCGGAAAAATCTTGGTGTTGAATACAATGCAGAATTTTCCAAGGCATTTGATGAAACGCCGTATCTCTTTGATGAATCCAAGTGGGTATTTGACGAAAATAGCACTGTTTGTTCATTATGCGGGCAGCAGTTACCGGCTAATAAGATTGAGCAGTTAAAGGCTGATTTTGAGCAGAAAAAGGCGGATGCCAAGGCACGCGCGGACAAGCAGTTAGAGGATGCACGCAAGGCATTTGATGATGCAAAGGGCGCAAAACTTAAAGGTCTGATTGACAAGGGCAACGCTTGCAAGGCTGATATTGAGCGATTGACAAAGGAAAACGCCAAGTTGCAGGAAGATATTGTGGCACTCAAAGAGCAGGAGTCCAAGGCACTTGCAAAGCAGAATGATTATGCAAAGCAGTTATCCGAGATCCCGGCAGAAGCTGATTATTCGCAGAATGAAGAGTATGTGAAGCTGAAAACAGAGCATGACAAGATTCTTGCTGATATTGCAAAGCTTGAATCAGAGGGCGCAGACAAGGTTGTTACTGATTTGAAAGCCGAGAAAGCCGATCTGCAGAGTCAGCTTGACGAAGTGAACAAGGTTATTGCGCAGGCGGCTAACAATGTTGCGATTGATGATCGTATCGAAACGCTTCGTGACGAGCAAAAAGAGATCGGACAGAAAGTTGCCGACCAGGAACAGATGCTTTACTTACTGGAAGAGTTCATCCGCTTCAAGCTGAATAAGGTTTCTGAATCTATCAACAGCCATTTCAAGACAGTTAATTTCAAACTCTTTGAAATGCAGTTAAATGGCGGCATGAAAGATTGCTGTGAGTGTACTGTAAATGGCGTTCCGTATTCGACTTTGAACAGTGGCCACAGAATTGTAGCAGGACTCGATATTATCCGCTCATTGAGCGAGTTATACGGTGTGAGCGTGCCAATTTTCGTAGATAACGCAGAATCGCTGAATGAGTTCAATGTGCCGGATATGGATGCACAGTTAATTCTTTTGAGCGTTTCCGAGGACAAACAGTTGAAAGTAGAGGGTGTGTAAATGCCGAGAATAGGAATTGGAAACAACGTCACACAGCCGGATGCACGGTGTATGTCATGCAAGCGTTGGAAGAGTGCAAGCAAGAAAGGATTCATGGGTTTCGCAGAATCCGGACATTGTTCTCTTCCGTATTGCGAAAAAGACACAAGAAATAAAGGGAAGAGAGGGTTTAGAAGATGAAACAGCAGATTACCGAAGAAATGAAAATCCAGAATGAATGGTACAAAGAAGCGAAAAAACAGACTGTGGAAACGCTTCCGGAATTTGTAAGGCATTTAACAGAAGACTATTCGCATGATTATGGAACTATTTGCCACGCAGTTGCGGCAGCAGGAATAGCAGCCATGCACGCGGTTGACAATTCTCCGGCGGGTGGAATTACCGGATTTCAAGCCGGATGCATTATGTGGCAGGTTATTAGAGAATGGAACTTTCAGAACAATAAGACAGGGTTGAAAATTCTTGATTATGACAATCTTCTTTATCCGCAGTATAAAGCTTCTTTTATATCTATAAGTAGTAAAATTTGGGAATCTGTAAAGAAAGAAGCTCAAAACAAAATTAACCAGAATAACGATAAAGTGGAAAAATGGAAGGTTGCTCATGATAAATGGGTTATTGATATGGAGAAGTTTAAAGTGGATGTCGTGGAATGGCAGAAACAGCATCCGGAATATCCAACATATGAGGACAATCCAAAATTCTATGAGCATCTTTGCTTTGGAACCGAGAAAGAATGGGATGAAGAAACCAAGAAACAGGAGAGCGGATTTATGTTTGCTCCAACGGAACCATGCAATCCAAGTGCTAATCCAAATGTTATTGCACATTGGAAATCTATTGTTAATGGAAATGTTCCATTTGGTTTGAAAATTGAGGAGGAATGATAAATGCAGTATATCAAAGCAAAATTTCCAAACAGCACCAGAAGCTATGTGTATCGCACCGAGGATTCCGTGAAAGCTGGTGACACGGTGGTAAATGCCAAAGGTGCAAAGTTGACGGTTACAGATGAATCAGTTGATATGAAGTGGGTGGAAACCTACGGTGCTGATAAGGTGGCAGTTGTGAAGAAGTATGAAGAAAGTGAGGGATGCGCATGAAGCTGATTAGTAATGCAAAGTTTGGAGAACCGGTGGAAAGCGGAACGGTTTTCAGAACTCAAGACCACGGAATCGACATTTGCATACATAAAATTTGCGGTTGCGGAGATGCGTGGTATCTTGATTGTTACGAATTGGGAATTGAAAAATTAAAGCTCAAAAGCGAAAATCTTTTCCGATGCGTGGATGAAGCAAAGGAAATTCTTAAGAAGCAATTAGAACTGTTAAATGAGCGGTTCAATAATTTTTACGAAGATAACAATGTTAAGATTTTAAGATATTAAGAAAGTGAGGAATAATTATGGCAGAAAATACAGAATTAGTAAAGGCAGAAGAAAAGACAGAGGTTGCAACACACAATAACAAGGTTACCGATTACAGCCTTGGAATTTTTGGAACATCTGATAATTTCATTATGGCTATGCAGATGGCAAAGGCGTTAGCCGAGTCAACAATAGTTCCGCAGACGTATCAGAAAAATCCATCTAACTGTTTGATTGCCATTGAGCAGGCGCAGAGAATGTGCATCAGCCCACTTATGGTTATGCAGAACCTTTTTCTGATACAGGGCAAGCCAAGCTGGAGCAGTAAGTTTTTGATCGCGTCTATCAACGCCAGCAACAAATTCGACATGGAGTTGCAGTACGACGAAACCAAGGACAAGAACGGAAAACCTTATTCTTGCACTGCGTGGACTATGAAAAATGGTCGAAGAATTGAGGGCATGGAAGTTAATATGCAGATGGCAGATGATGAAGGTTGGACGAAGAAGAACGGCAGCAAGTGGAAAACAATGCCGCAGTTAATGCTTCGTTATAGAGCAGCATCATTTTTCTCTAGCCTTAATTGCCCGGAGCTGACAATGGGACTTTATACCAAGGAAGAAATCGAGGATGGCGATTTCAAGGAATATCCGATGGAAGATTTGCAAGAGCAAGTCAAGCGTGATATTACGGAGAACGCCAACAGTGAGCCATTTGTTACGGCGGAACCTTGTTCAACCGAAAGTGCAGCAGTCGAGCCAGAGAAGGTAGCCGGAGAAGTTGCTGAGAATGACGAGAACGTACCGGACTTTATGAAAGATTAGGGAGGTTGCTATGAGAGTTATATCGCAGGACGGAACCCTTGATATGCCATATGAAGAGGTGATTGTTCAGAGATTCTGGTCAAAAATTTACTTTCTGAACAAAAACTTAACAGGTGTTGAGCCACTTACTGATGACATGCAAATTGCTGAATATTCCACCGAAGAAAAAGCAAAGAAGGCTATGGAAATGCTTAGAATTGCGTATGAAAATAATGAATTTTATCATCATACTGCCAATTCAAAATGCTTTACGGAAGTTTGCCAAGTGTTAAGCAGCGAAATGTTTAGGAAAAGTACATCAGAATATTTTCAGTTTCCGGCAGAGGAAGAATTGGAGTAGGGTATGGGAAAACATACAATGTCAGACTTATATCAGATGCAGTCACTTCCGCTTTCTGCAAAAATAAGCATGACTGCACGTAGAATAAATGAATGGGTAAACGAATTTGGTGAAGATGGAGTATATCTGTCATTTAGCGGTGGCAAGGATAGCACGGTTTTGGCACACATAATCAGAGAAGTTTGCGGATATAAAAATATTCCTTTTGTGTTCGTAGATGTTCCGACACAATATCCAGAGTTGAAACAGTTTGCACAGACATTTGATAACCTTGTGATTTTGAAACCTAAAATTTCATTCGCACAGGTTTGTGAAAAGTATGGATTTCCGCTTTTTGGAAAAGAAATTGCAAACTGCATAGATGGTGCGAGAAGATATGTAAAATGTCTTGACAGTAAAAATAACAGTAACACAATCTTGACAGACAGACAGACAGACAGACAGACAGACAGACAGACAGACAGACAGACAG